CGAAAGGGTGCAGGTCTCGCCGTATGTGGACACGGTACCGGCGAGATTCCTATTGAGTCCACTGGAGGCGACAAATGAGCGCAAAACCACGGAAGCTCTCAGCGAAGAGGGTCGCGACGAAGACATACTTTGAGTACGGAGTTAGCCCAGTCACTCAAACCACAAACACGCTTGGAAATTACGCAAACTTTGTGCTTGGGGTAGTCCTTGTCGTCGGAATCTTTTTGATTGCACAGGCGTTTGGGGTCTGATGTCCGAAGCTGGTCGCGAAGAGATGTATGAGATTGGCCGTGCGGCTGGCCGTGCCTCAACGCGCGATCAAGCTGAGGCGATCATCGCTGGACTGATCGGAACGATCAAAATGGTGAGGGAAGAGTCTGGATACGACAGCCCGATTGCAAGCTCGCTGTTTGCCGCCATTGAGGGCATTAAGTCAACGATGCCAGGCGAAGATGCAAGCGTTTCGTAACGCAGTCTGGTGGGTGGCTAGCACAATTGCCACGGTGGCAATCACCATTGCCGTTGGTGTTGCGATTACGGTTGGTGCTCTTCTGACTGGAATGGCAATATTTCTTGGGATGGTGCGAAGGAAGTAAGGCGATCCCACTCAAGGTCTAGCAACTGATCCTCGGTGTATACGCCACGCCCCATATGCGCCTGATGTCTGCAATACCACTTGGAGGTTCCTTGAAGGTCAATCATTCCCCCATGAAGATGGTCTTGCGGGCAAAGCGGGCCCCAGAGCCAGCCATCGCTGACCCACTGAAGGCGAACCTCATCGCGAGAAGCTGGTGGCTTCCCTCGATGTTCTTCTGGTATCCGAAATGCTTTTCTGCGTCCCATAGGGAGTAGTATGGACCAAGATGAGCAAGTGTCAATACCAGAGGTGGTTCAACCGGACCCCGAAGAGATCATCTTGACGTGCGCCAACTGTGGTGCCAAAATGGATGAGCGACGCTGTAAACTGGTCTGCGAGTGCGGGTATTTCGCTTCGTGCTCAGACTATTACTAGGAGGAAAACATGACAGGTCCTGTGGTTCATTTTGGTAACTATTCCATTGACGAACAGCTAGAACTGCTCGATCGCGACCTTCGGGCATATCAGCGAATCTGGCTAATTGAGCGCAGCCCAGAGGGCGTGTGGGGCATCGCCATCGTGAAGGACCTGCCAGAGCATCAATGGCCTGAGCCAAACGAGTACGGGGTGGTTCCTCGCTCCGATACCTACCAGACGATTGTCTATCGTCGTCATGAGTGCCTTGCCAAAGCAATCTGGGACGCGCGAGAGGATCTGCTGATTCGCAACGATAATGATGACCACGAGAGCCGTGACGCAGAGGCCGAGGAGAAGTTCACGCAGCCAATCAACCCAGATCCAGTCACGGGGATTGCCGATCTACTGAAAAAGTAGTGACCGCTGGGAGAAAGGATAAACCCAGCGGTCCCGAACATCATAGACCATTTCAAATGGTGTATGCTTTTGTTATGACAGATCGGGGAGGGGCTCCAACAGACCGGGTGTGGGCAGTGTACTTTTTGTACGCTCAATCGTTTCCTGTGTCAATCAGCCTTGACCAGCGTCGCCCAGATGACGCAGAGCCGTATGCGGTCACCATTGCCGATGGCGAGGATGTCTTTATTCGGCTTTCCGACGACGAGGTGAGTTGGCTAATTGCCAAGAAAGTGGGAGTTTCATGAGCCGCATGCTTCTAATTGTTCCAAGCCGCAAGCGACCAAAGTCATGTGATGAGGTCCTGAAAGAGTTTACGGAAAAGTCAGTTTGCTCTGACATCCTATTTGGCCTAGATGACGACGATAAAAGCGTCTATTCCCCAGAGGTACTTGCAAAGTCTGAGATCAACCCGCGTATGCGAATGGGCGGCACACTCAATTTTCTCGCAAAGAAGTATGCCGATCAGTACGACTTCCTTGGATTCATTGGGGATGATCACCGACCGCGCACGCAGGGGTGGGACCAGCAGCTCTGTGATGCCATTGGAGACAAGCCAGGCGTAGCCTACGGCAACGATCTCCTGCAGGGGAAGAACCTTCCAACTGCTGTTGTGCTTTCATCGAGCATTGTTCGCCGCATTGGATACATGGTTCCGCCAACGCTGGTCCACATGTATATGGACAACTTTTGGCGAGATTTTGGTGATGCCATTGGAAACCTGCAGTACCGAGATGATGTGATCGTTGAGCATCTCCACTACCTTGCCGGAAAGGCGGTCAACGACCTTCAGTATCAGGAGGTCAATGCCCCGCACGTCTATGAAAACGATCGAGTAGCCTACGAGCTATATGTTTCTACAACGATGGCAGCAGACGTTGCCAAGGTGCTCGCATGAAAATCCTTATTACCGGTCACAAGGGATTCGTCGGTCGGCACTTCACGAAGTACTATCGAGATCGTGGGCATGAGGTGTTTGGCGTAGATATCACCGCCGACATTCCTAGGGACGCTAGGGACTTCTTCAGAAAAGACGATATCCAATGGGATTTGGTCATCCACCTTGCTGCTGTTGTTGGCGGTCGGGCAAAGATTGAGGGTGATCCTCTTTCCGTAGCGGTTGATCTCTCCATTGACGCAGAGATGTGGCAATGGGCGATCCGCACGAAGCAGCAACGAGTCGTGTATTTCTCGTCTTCAGCCGCCTATCCAATTGAACTACAGACCCGCGAAGATCACGTCTCACTCTCAGAGCACATGATTAACCTTAACGACGTCCGTAGCCCAGACTTCACTTATGGATGGTCAAAGCTGACCGGCGAGTATCTAGCGCAGTTTGCCGCCGCAGAAGGGGTCAAGACCCACATCTTCCGCCCATTCTCAGGATACGGAGAGGATCAAGCGCTGGACTACCCGTTCCCATCATTCATTGATCGCGCACGCCGAAAGGCAAACCCGTTTGATATTTGGGGTGACGGACTTCAGACGCGAGACTTTGTGCACATCAGCGACATTGTTGAGACCGTGAATGCGGCGATTGAGCAGGATTATCGTGACCCGCTCAACATTGGAACAGGACGACCAACATCGTTCCTTGCCCTAGCAGACCTAGTATGCACGGAGGCTGGGTATAAGCCAGAGATCAATACCCACCCAGACAAGCCAGTCGGCGTGTTCTGGAGGGTGGCTGACCCAACACTGTCGTTCCATGTCTGGAAGCCGCGAATCACGCTTGAGGAAGGCATTCGCAGGGCGCTTTTGACAACTTAGTGCCGAAGATCTAGGATGCCCATAGAAAGGGGGGCCACATGGAGCCCATGACGCATCTTATCTACAAGGATGACGACGAGACCTTTGAGAAGGTCTTTCAGAAGATTTACAACGAAGCGTATGACCTTCTATGCGAGAAGCAGGCGCGCTATGGCGACTCCAACATTGAGCAGCTTGGTCTGCATGGGGTAATCAGCCGTATCGGGAACGACAAAATTGCTCGCGCAAAGAAGTTCATGAATGGAAAGATCGTGAACGGTCAAGTCATTCTTGATCCGCTGGACGAAGGCACACACGAGTCTTTGGCGGACACGTTGCTTGACATCGCGAACTACGCACTCATTGCGGTTGCGCTGCAACGCGGCCTCTGGGGCGCACCAATGGAGCGAGACCTCCCGGAGCGACCAGAGAAGTGAACCCGCAGTTCGTTGAGGCGATCAAGGCGGCACGCAAGGAGGCGCGCATGGACGCAATCCGAGAGGGAATGCGAGCGCTGCATTCAGCAACAGCTTGGGCACAAGCACAGGAGGGCGACGATGAATATCATCGTGGTCTTCGGGATGGAATACTTTTAGCAATGGAGGCGATTGGGTATAACCGATGGGAAGCACAGCGCGGTATGAAGTCTGGAAACTTGAGCGATCAGAAGAAGGGATAGGTTACAAATGGGCGATATGGGATCAGGTCACAAACACGGTCGTAAAAAGCGGATTATCCCCAACGGCAGACGACGCCGTAGAAACAACGACGTTCTGGATTGGTTTTCTGACCGATATCGCAAACCGACTCCCGCATCCCACCGAATAACGGGGAAGTGGCTGGCAAAGTCATTCTCATTGAGCAACACACATAAGATCCCTGCGGTTGGAAACGATGATCTTAAGATTATCGCTACTGAGATGATGGAAGTTGCCTCAGTGATGAGTGGAGTTGACGGATGCAAGATCACGCTCACGGAGCCGCAAGACGGAGATCCGTATTATGAGAGTGA